TACGCGGCGGATGCAAGCGATGACTGGGCAGACGAGAAGACATGGATCAAGGCGAACCCGTCGCTAACCGAGAACGGCGGCTTTCTCAAGATCGAGAAGCTCCGCGCACTGTTTAATTCAGCGCTGACCGACCCGGAAGCGCAGCGATCGTTCAAGCGGTACTTTCTCAACCTCTGGGATCAGAAAGAAAAGCGCGCGATCGATCTCGTGAAGTGGGATCAGTGCGCGAAGCCGTGGAAGGCGGCGGGACTTCTAGCGAAAGCGCCGGAAGATGACGTCAGGCCGCTACCTCCGGAGTTACTAAAGTACTTCATCGATCGGCGATGTTATGCCGGAGTGGATCTGTCGATGACGACGGACATGTCGGCACAGGCTTTTGTCTTTCCTGCGGAGGACGGGTACTTCGACATACTCCCGTTTTTCTGGATGCCGGAGAACGGCATCAAGAAGCGCGAACTCTATGACGGGATGCCTTATAGGACGTGGGCAGACCAAGGATTTCTGGAACTCTGTCCGGGTGATGTGATCGACGTTCGCGAGATCCGGAAGCGACTGGAGTGGGGCGACCGGATGTTCGACCTTCAGGAGATTTGCTTCGATCCGTCAGAGGCGCGGCAGTTGTCAGTTCCGATGCTGGATGACGGATACACGTGCATTGATGTGCGGCAGGGTTATAACATGCTCTCGGAACCCTGCAAAAAAATTCTCGAACTCGTCGCTTGCGGAAAATTGCGGCACGGGGGGCACCCGATCCTGCGATGGAACGCGATGTGCCTTGCGTCGAAAGAGCACAATGACCAATTGATGTGGGCGAAACCAGAACGACAGAAAGAAACGGCGCGGATCGACGGAATCGCCGCGACGACTGACGCGATGGTACGCGCGATGCTTCCCGGCAACGGCCCATCGGTGTATGAATCGCGCGGAGTCCGTACCGTATGAACGTTTTCCGCGATGTTGTCTATCCGATCATAGGCGCGATCCTCCTCGTATATGGAGCAGCGATCATTTACCGACCAGCGGGTTGGATCGTCAGCGGACTGCTTCTGCTGATGCTCTCGTCTAAGAGGCCCAAGGCTCAATGAATTTATTTAAGGCGTTCACCGAGTCACTCGGGATCAGAGCGGACTCAGGCGGCGTGCAGTATCGCCCCGATTCCGATCTCTGGTACCAACACCTGGGATATCAGACGGCGACGGGGCTGCGAGTTTCGCCGGAAACGGCAATGCGCGTCGCGGCGGTCTTCGCATGCGTTCGCGTCGTCGCCGAGACGGTCGCATCGCTTCCCCTGATCATGTACCGAGTACTCCCGAACGGAGGAAGAGAGCGCGCGGAGGATCATCCGCTGTTTTCGATCTTGCACGATCAGCCGAACGAGTGGCAGACGAGCTATGAGTTCTGGGAATTGATGCAAGCGCATCTTGAACTGCGCGGGAACGCGTTCGCGCGCATCGTGATGGGCGGGCCGAAAGGCGCGATCGATTCATTAATTCCCTTACATCCGGATCGCGTGAGCGTGTTTCGGTTGCCGAACGGACGGCTCCGGTATCAAGTGCGGTACTTCTACACGGCGGAGGTCGAGTACTACAACCAAGAGGACATCTTCCACCTTCGCGGAATGTCGCAAGATGGACTCGTCGGACTGAGTACGGTTGGGATTGGCGCGGAAACGATTGGCTGCGGCCTTGCGGCGCAGGAATTCGCCGGGCGCTTCTTCGAAAACGATTCGACGCCGAGCGGAGTTGCGACCCACCCGAAGACGCTTACCGAGCAAGCCTACGAGCGAATCAAGAAAAGCTGGCGCGAGAAACTCTCCGGAGTGAATCAGCACAGTATTCAGATTCTTGAAGAGGGAATGACTTACGCGAATATCGGGCTGACGAACAAAGATGCCCAGCTTCTCGAAGCTCGGCAGTTCTCGCGCGGTGACATCGCGTCTCTCTTTCGAGTTCCGCCGCACAAGATTGGCGACCTCTCGCGGTCGACGTTCAGCAATATCGAACAGCAGAACATCGAGTTCGCGACGGATTGCATCCGGCCCCGGTTGGTGCGACTGGAACGTCGAATACAGAACACGATGATCGAACCGATGCAACTCGCGGGCGATTACTTCTGTGAGTTCCTGATGGACGCTCTCATGCGTGGCGACCTGAAGAGTCGCTACGAAGCGTACTCGGTTGGCATCAATGCGGGATTCTTGGTTCGGAACGAAGCGCGCGCGCGCGAGAACTATAACCCGATCGATGGACTCGATACCCCGCTTGCACCATTGAACCTTGGCTCCCCGGCGATCGCTCCGGCCCCACCTGCGGAAGATGCCGACCCTGAAGATTCGACGAGCACGGGCGGGGCGCGCAGAAAATCTGTCGATCAGTTCATGCAGGCGACGGCCGAGCGCATCGTTCGCAGGGAAGTGAAGGGCCTAAGGATGCTCGATGAGCGATCGAATGGAAATTTCGGCACTATGGTTGTCGAGTTTTACAAGAGTTTTCGCAGCACGGTCGCGGATCAGATGATGCTAACCAACGATTCCGTTTCCGCATACGTCGACGCGAACCGACTTCTGGCGATCGAGGGCCGCACGACGGCGATCGATGCGATCGAGGCGGACGCGGCGAACAGGTTGTGCGATCTGGCGCTCAGGGAGAAAACCACATCATGAAATATGCTCACATTCTTTCCGAAGTGATTTCGATGCCGTGGGCGATCCGCCCTGAGAAGCTTCGAGCCATCATGGGATTCCTAGCCGCGAAGTCGGCGGGCGCTGAAGTTCACCTTGAGAATACAGATTTCCCGAAACCGCGCGAACCGTACCTCCTGATGGACGCGGAGGCCCAACCTCTGCGCATCCTTCCGGTCGAAGCGGCGGAAGCGAGTGCCCCGGCAAGTTCATCGCGATCACGCGCGGGAGCGATCGCGGTCCTTCCCTTGTTCGGAACGATTGCGAACCGCATGGGGATGATGTCAGACCTGAGCGGCGGGACGTCGGCGGAAAAGTTCACGCAGTGGTTTCGCTCGGCACTGGCGGATCCGGCTGTGCATTCGATCGTGATCGATATCGAGTCGCCGGGCGGCGGCGTCGCGGGGATCAGTGAACTTGGCGACGAGATTTACCAGGCGCGCGGCGTGAAGCCGGTCGTCGAAGTGGCGAACGCGCAGGCAGCGTCGGCGGCGTACTGGTTGGGATCTCAGGCTTCCGAGTTCGTGGTCACCCCATCGGGCGAGGTCGGGTCGATCGGCGTGTTTGCGGCGCATCAAGATGTCTCGCAGGCGCTGGATAAGGAAGGCGTGAAAGTCACCTACGTGCAGGCGGGGAAATATAAGACGGAAGGCAATCCGTATTCGCCGCTCGACGAGGAAGCGAAAGCGGCGATTCAAACGAAGATTGACGCCTATTACAACCAATTCGTGGCGGCGGTCGCGCGCGGGCGCAACACCACGGCGGCGAAAGTGATCAGCGACATGGGCCAAGGTCGGATGCTCATGGCAAAGGACGCGCTGAATGCGGGCATGGTGGATCGCGTCGCGACACTCGACCGCACGTTGCAGCGATTGGGAGCGGGGCGCTCGACGATCAAACCGAAAGGGATGGCGGCGGAGGTCGTGACGGGCAAGTCGCTGACGGCTGCGGAAGTCGCGGAGACGGTGAACCTGCTCGCCGACTTACCTGTCTACACGCGCGATCTTGAAATCGGCGCAGCGACTCCAGCGGACGGGAAAACGTCAGCGGCGGCGGCGGGATATATGGAACTCGCCGGGGCGGAGAAAGACGGGCAGTGCGACGTCGTCGAAGTCGCGGGCGGAGTGAGCCTCGACAGCGGGATGTGCCGGAAGTTATTCGACGCGGAATCGGACGCGGATGAGTTTTGCTGTGAGGAGTGCACGCATAGTACCGCGGAACAAGGCGTGACTAACGATGTAGATGAGGCACCGAGTGGCGCAGTGTCGCAACCAGCGCCCAGCGCGGCGATGAAACGTCGCGAGCGGTTGCTGACTCTGTTCGGACGATAAAAAGTTTTCGTCGTCGACCGTTCCATTGAACGGCGGCGGCAAAAGAAGGGCCTGATCCGGCGAGGTTCCATCGAATCGCAGCTGGCGCGGGGGAGCACCATAAAAACTAATTCGAGGAGAATTTCCAGATGGCGAACAACAATAAAAACAACATCATTGCCCTCCGTCAGCGCAAGCACGATCTTGTAGTTAAGCAGCGCTTCCTGCTGGATGCGGCGCACACTGATAACCGCGACATGACTGAAGCGGAAGCTGCGCAGTTTGACGACAACATTAAAGTGCTCACGTCGACGGAACAGGCGATCGAGCGCGAAGAGCACATCCGCAGTTTGGAGCGCAGCATGCCAGCACTGCCAGACGAGGACGCACTCTTCGCGGCGCGGCGCAACGGCGGATCGGCGAACGCGGGCGGGACGGGCGAGACCGACGTCAAGCCTTTCAAGAGTTTTGGCGAGCAGTTGATCGCAGTCGCTCGCGCTGGCATGGGAGCGCAGCGGGTAGATGACCGCCTCGTTCCACAGGCCGCGATCTCGGGAATGAGCGAGACCGTGCCGTCTGACGGCGGATTCCTCGTGCAGAAGGATTTTTCCGAGACACTTCTGCAGCGCACGTACGAGTTGGGGCAGATCCTGCAGCGCGTGTTTCGAGTTCCGATCTCAGCGAATGCGAACGGAGTGAAGATCAACGCGATCGACGAAGACAGCCGCGTGGATGGTTCGCGGTGGGGCGGAGTTCTGGCCTACTGGCAGAACGAAGCGGACACCAAGACTGCTTCGAAGCCGAAGTTTCGGCAGATCCAGTTGAACTTGCAGAAGCTCACGGGCCTCTGTTACGCGACGGACGAATTGCTGCAAGATGCGGCGGCGCTCGAAGCCGTGATCATGCAGACCTTCCCGCAGGAATTCGTTTTCAAGACGGAGGACGCATTCATCAACGGCACCGGAGCGGGGCAACCCCTCGGCATTCTCAATTCCGGCGCAGTGATTCAGGTCGCGAAGGACGCTGGCGATTCGTCGGCGACAATCGCGACGAACGACGTGCTCAACATGTGGTCCCGATGCTGGGGCAAGAGTCGACAGAACGCCGTTTGGTTGATCAACCAAGACGTCGAGCCGAAGCTCTACCCTCTGACCTTGGGCACTGGCACTGCCGTGCAGTTGCTCTACACGCCCCCCGGAACGCGCGACAACGGCGGGCAGTACGGGATGCTGCTCGGACGTCCTGTGATCCCTGTCGAGTATTGCGCGACGTTGGGAACGCCGGGC